ATAGAAAATAAGTATAAATAATGATCTGATTTTAATTGACGAAAGTAATGGTGAGAAGTTTATTTAAAGTACAATAACAAAAGGAAGTGGAAATGAATAAAAGAATTCTAAGTGCATATATCCTTATTTCTTTAACCTTACATGGGTGCCAGAGCCTAGATACTAAAAATAGTCTTTTGAGCCACCAGATATTGGCTGAAATGAGCAAATCTAATCAATTGGATGCTTTATCTCCTCAAGAAATTAGAGCCAATAAGTTAGCTGATTTGAACACTAGATTTAAAAATATGGAGATCGATTTACAGAGAGCTATTACATATTCCGTTTATTTACAGAAACAAAATTATGCTAAGAGGAAAAGAATTGGTGCATTTGGGAGCTTTTTAGGCGTAGTTGCAACTACTTTAAATGCAGCTTCAAAAGCTAACATAGTCACTTCCACCGCATTCACTGGACTACAAACAGTAACTATGGGCTATATTACAAATGACAATACTCAGTATATAGATCCTCACTCATATGAAGAAATGCAAAAAATAAGAAATAGTCTAAGAGAATCTTTTATAGCTTATCAGACAAACTATAAAAGTTTGCTTACAACTAACCTTAACAACAATGATTGGGACAAATTATATTTGGAGACAGTAATGCTTTTGGAAAAAATAAAATTTGATATGAATATTATTTTACCTCCTGAAGATTTTACTGACAAAAGAAATCAATTAAATGGTAGTAATGAATAAGCCACCTTCGGGTGGTTTTGTTTATGTGACATTTAGTAACCACTTTGTTAAAGTTGGTACACTTTATAACAAATGGTAAAAAGTATGAAACAAGCCATTCTAAGTCTTTTATTGGTTTTAAGCTCAATAAGTGCTGCTGATGCAGGTAGAGGCAGACAACCATGCTCTGGTAAGAAAGGTGGTGTAAGTCATTGTGATGGTAGTAAGTTTGTTTGTAACGACGGCTCAATAAGTGCTTCTAAAAAGATCTGCTCTAGATAGGTGATGTGATGGGATTGAATTTTAGAAAAAGTATAAAAATTGCTCCTGGAGTGCGTGTCAATGTTAGTAAAAAAGGGCTATCAAGTGTTTCCGTGGGAGGAAAAGGAGCACGTGTAAATGTGAGTAAGAAGGGCACTCGCACAACAGTAGGTATTCCAGGTACTGGCTTGTCTTATTCTAAGTTCTCTAGTCACACTAAGAAAACAACATCAAGAAGAGAACCTGATTTTAATAATCCAGATAATGTATGGGGTTACCCTAAATCTGAATGGATAATATGTGGAGTTATTTTATTTATAGCTTTAATAATTTTTATTTGGATTATTAGCTGATTTTTTAAATTTTGATATTTGATAGGTTTATATATGAAAAAGATTATTTTATTAAGTTTGGTTTTCGGTTTGGTGGGGTGTAATAAAAAGGAGAATACCAACTCCATCATTAGTAATGAGGTTAGTACAACCGCTTCTAACGTAGTTGCTACACCAACTGATAAAGAAAATACTTTGAATAATTGGGTTTATGACGAATCAAATGATGAGATGCGCGGCATCAAATCAAAATTTGCCAGTATCACTTCAATTAATGATGTTCATTTTTCTTCACCTTATGAAGGTGGCTCCAAGCTTCTTATTACTTTGCGTGAAAAAACAGGACAACCTCTTGATGTGTTATTTGTAATAAGTAAGGGACAGTATGCCTGTGACACTATTTCACGCAATTGTTATGCTTCATTTAAGTTTGACGATAATACCGTAGAAACTGTAGAGCTAGATAGTACTGCCGATCATGCGAGTGACGTTTTATTCGTGAGAAATGACGATGATGCCAACTTATTCATTAAAAGGCTTTTAAATTCCAAGAAACTTATTATAGAGCTTCCATTTTATCAAAATGGGAGTAAGCAGTTTAAGTTTGATGTATCGAATTTAAAATGGAATCCTCCTACTATTAAACAGACAAAATTTCAAGCAGATTGGGGTATAGAGGAGATTTCGGGATCTGCTGAAGAGGCAGCAGCTGAAGCGGTGGCGGCAGCGACAGATATAACTGAACCAGTTAACTAAGTAACTTAAAGATGCTAAAAGCACCCAAAGGTGCTTTTTTCTAACTAATACACCAGATTATTAATTTTGAACGGCCCACTCCTTGAGTGGGTTTTTTATTGCCTAGAGGAAAGTAAAGATGGCACAAGAATCCCGTTTGGTCATTGTTATCGATTCGCAAAATGCTGAACGAAATGCGCGTAATCTAGGCAATGAACTGGATAGCATTGAACGCAAAGGTGATTATGTTTCCAAGTCAATGGATGGTTTATCTGTAGCTACTCGTGCATTAGCTGGCTATATGGCAGGTTTGGTAACAGTTGGTGCGGCCATCTCTAAAATGGATGCATATACTGGTCTCCAGAATAGATTGAAATTAGTTACCAATAACCAAGCTGAGCTTAATAAAGCGACTGAAGATACCTTTCAAATTGCTCAAAGAACTTATTCTACTTGGGATTCGGTGTTACAGGTTTATCAGCGTTTTAGTGATAATGCTAAGACTTTAAACCTAACTATGGATGACACTGCTCGACTAACTGAAACAGTATCTAAAGCAGTGGCCATTAGTGGAGCAACTGCAGAAGCTGCTGATGCTTCATTAGTACAATTCGGGCAAGCACTTGCCAGTGGTACATTGCGTGGTGAAGAACTTAATTCTGTAATGGAGCAAACCCCAGCATTAGCAAAGGCTATTGCTCAAGGTATGGGGATCACCGTAGGAGAGTTGCGATCTGTTGCAGCTGAAGGAAAAATCACTTCTCAAGAAATTGTAAAAGCACTTAGAAATGTTGAGTCTGATGTAGATGCATTATTTGGTAAAACAGATATTACGATCGGCCAGTCTTTAACTCTTCTTAATAATGAAATAACAAAATTTGTCGGAGAAGCTAGCCAGGGAAGCGGTGCTGCTCAAGCACTATCTGGTTCTATTAAAGTTTTAGCCGAAAATTTAGAATCAATTTCTTATGTTGCGATATTGGGCGGTACGGCATTGCTTACTAAAGCCATTGCAACACAAGTTTCAGCTTTAAATACCAAATTAGGTTCATTAGTTGCTAACAATGCAGCTTCTCAATTGCAAAAGCAAAAGTCGATAGAAAGTGCTAAATCTGCATTGGCTGAAGCTGAGGCACATTTGGCGAATGTAAGAGCAACAAATGCCGAAACTCAAGCTAAATTTGGAGCAAGTGCGGCCAGTGCTAGATATGTACTTGCAGCCACTAATGTCGAAAAAGCAACCAAAGCGGTTTCAGCTGCTCAGGGTAAAAGTGCTTCTATGGCAGGTTTATTGAGCGGAGCATGGGGGTTAATTGGTGGTCCAATCGGAGCAATTACATTGGGGGTAACAGCACTGGCTGCTACTTATATGTATTTCTCGAGTAAATCAGCTGAAGCCACAGCAAAGTTAAAAGAGCAAGCCGAAGCTGCAAAGTTAACTAAGGAAGAAATCAAGGCCCTTAATGATGAACAACGTAAAGAGAAATTAGGTGATTTAGCAGCAACATTGGATAATCAGAACAAAGCCTTGAGACAACAAGAATTAGCAGTCAGATCAGCTTTAATCAATATCCAGAACTATGCGGTAGGTAATGCTAAAGTTGCTGAAATTTCAAATAAAGCACGTCTTGGCACCATTTCTTATACAGAAGCGATTGAGCAGTTAAAGAGTGAAAAGATTTCTTCTGATTTAATGGATGCATTGCTTAAGCAAGTGAATGCTTATGATGAAGCAGCTGAAACTGCTGCCAAGACCAAACAAACATATAGCTTATTTGGTGTAGAAGTAGCGCTAGCGGGTAATAAAGCTGAAAATGCTATTGTCGGTGTTAATAAAAATACCAAGTCCCTAAATGAAAATGAGAGAGCAGCACTAGCTGCTAAAAATGCACAAAAGAAATATGCTGATTCTCTTCATGATCGTGAGTTCGATGCCTATCTTTCTAAAGCTCTACTTGCAAAAGGATATACACCCGAACAAGTGAAGCAAATGGTAGAAACTGCGAATTGGGCTAGAAAAGAAGGTGTAACAATTACTAATGAGTTGTATCAGAGAGGGCTGCAAACACTTGCTATTGAAGAGGAAAACAAAAAGGTAATCGATGCCAAGAATAAAGCATTAAAGGAAACTACGAATGAGCTATCTAAACAGCAAAAACTATCTAAACGTCTTGTTGGTGTATCAGGCCAATCGGGTATTGGTACAGGCCCTCATCTCGACGTTAGATATGGTGGTTCAATGTCTGGCCAGAAAGTATCGAATGAACATCTGGCACGATTACAGGCGGGTGGTAAACCTCTAACTTCTTACAAGATCAGTTCAAATTACGGTCCACGAAAAGCCCCAACTAAAGGGGCTTCTTCATTTCATAAAGGTATTGATTTTTCAATGCCTGAAGGCACGCCGATCACGACCAATGTCGCCGTGAAAGATATTAAGACATGGTATGACAGCAAAGGTGGTGGCTATGTCAGCGAGGTGATCTTTGAGGATGGTGTTTCTCTTAAGTTGCTTCATCAATCGCCGAGTATGCAAAGCAATGTTAAGAGCGGAGCAAGCAAAGGCAGTGATAAAGCTTCGGGTGACATTCAATCGCAACTTGAACGTCAACAGGATCTGCAACGGTCACTTGAAAATGAGGTAGCGAGTGAAGTTGGACGAATTAACAATAATAGAAAGGCAAGATTGGAAGATGTTGATAAAGCTAATTTTAGCCCGGAACGAACAGCAGAAATCAAGGCGGAAATAAATCGCCGTGCCGATAATGATATCGCTATCGCTAAACAAGCTCTGAGAACGAAACTTGAGGACTATAAGGAGTTCCAGAAAACCGAGGCTGATTTACTTAAAGAAAGTTTTGATCGCAAAAAGTTCAATGCGGCTCACGACATTGAATTAAGTAAATCTGAACGAAAGCAAGCAGTAGAGTTGCTAGAACAGCAGTATCAGCAAGAACTAGGATTGATGAAATTAGCCCAAGAGCAGCGATCACTTCAAGCCCGTTTATCTCTGCTTTCCGAAACTCAGGCCATGCAGGAACGTTATAGACTGGAAAGAGAGGAAATTCTTAAGAATACTAAACTTTCCATTGAAGAGCGGCAAAAGCTAATCGCATTATCTAAAGCCACACAGGACAAAGAGACACGCGACAAAGTTAATAACGCTGTTCAAAACTGGGGTGGTATTCAGGCTGATATGAATGGTACCAGCGAATTTTATAGGCAGGATCAGGAACGGTTTAGCCGTTTGGGTGCTGCAAATGATCTTGCAGATAGTCAATATGCTGCCACTGATCTTAATGAGCAAAATGGTTTAGATAGTCTGAATGCTCAAATGGAAGCTGGATTAATTCAGCAACAAGACTTTGAAAACCAGAAAACTGCAATCATTCAAGCTGCTCAAGAACAACGTAGTCAAATTTACAATGATTATGTTCAGAACGTTAAGGACGTTGAAGACAAGTATCAACAAGATCGATTGAACGCTCAGATTGCCCTTGGTGGGCAAATGATGGGTTCAGTTACCTCGATGTTTGGTTCTATGTTTGGCGAACAATCCAAAGCTTACAAGCTTATGTTTGCAGCAGATAAAGCTTATGCCATTGCTGCTGCGGGACTTGCGATTCAGCAGAATATCGCTGCAGCTTCAAAAGTCGGTTTCCCGTATAACTTACCTTTAATAGCTGGAGCAGTTGCTCAAGGTGTCAGTATTATCGCTAATATCCGGGCAATCAAAGATCAAGGCTTTTCTGATGGTGGTTTTACTGGATCAGGTGGTAAATATGAACCTGCTGGTATTGTTCACAAAGGTGAAGTGGTATGGTCCCAAGAGGACATTAAACGATGGGGTGGTGTTGGTTTAGTTGAGAATATGCGTAAGAGCTCAGGCCCTGAAGCTTTTATCAATAACAATGCTCTGAATAACTCTTCAACTGAGAATGTATTCAATCGTTCTTTCCTCAGTTCAAAAGCATTTAATGATAATCAAACGATCTCGAATATTTTTAATCAACCTATTCGAGAAAATCAGATTATTACTAAAGGCTTTGCGAACGGTGGATTTACTGGAGGAGCTGTTTCAAAGCCTACCGCTTCCGCTCGTTCTGATCTATTCCATGATGGAAAAGTTTACTTCTCTTCAAATGGTTTAGTTCAGGATCAATCAAATCTTGAAGATGTTCAGGATTTCACCTCAGGGCAATCGTCACGTCCTCAGGCTGAGATTATGCCTTCATTTGAGTCTATTTCACCGGCAATCAATTTCAAAATTGAAGTAATTAATCAGGTGAGTGGAGCAACAGTTGAAGCTGAGCAACTGGACGAGCAAACAGTCAGGATCATTGTTAAAGATGAACTGGATAAGCAGCTTCCAAGAACGGTTCCGAAACTTGTAAGTGATCAAATTGGGAATCCAAACTCAACTATTAGTCGGTCTTTGACTGAGAATACGACAGCAAGAAGAAATCGTACTTAATAATTTGAACCCTTTTCGGAGGGTTCATTTTCATAATATTTAAATTTCAAGGTGATAGAGTCTGTTGGCATTAAAATTGATGGTTAAGACATGAAAAAAATAATTGTAATCTCTACAACACTTTTAGGCCTTACGGGATGTGCCATTCCTGCGGTAAATAATCTCGTAAGATCTACAAATATGTATCAAGATGAAATAGCAGGTGATACAGCGAATTTAAGGGTTTATAGAAGTAATATACCCATGGTGCAGTTCTATATTACTTTTCAAAATAATGAGGGTGAAAAAATTTCAAAAAACCTAATAACTAAGCAGATTTCAAATAATTTAACAAAGTATGGCTCTATGCATGAGCCCAAAAAATTAAATATGCCTAAACCCACAATCAGTTTAAATAATGGTGAAGAGTTTTTTGAGTTTAAAGTACCCGCAAATAAGAAGTTAACTTTCAGGCTTACTTCTGTTATTGGGTCAACTACTATGTATAGTTGTGATGTAAAAATGGACTATCAGTTGGAAAGAAATGGAAATTATGAATTGATCCGTTTTAAACAGATCAAAGATTTTGTGAATCCAGCTTTACTGACTGAACCATCTCAAGATGGATCCTACTGCAAGTTTGTAGTGAAAGAGATTTTTGAAGATGGTAAAGAAACTATTATTAAATCGATTTCTTAATGTTAAATCGTTTTCGTAATTAATTTAAATATCTAAACCTTATTTCATCAAACCACCTTTCGAGGTGGTTTTTTATTGCCTGAAGGAAAGTTATGTACAAGTTAAAGCTAAATCCTCAGACCAGCGGTTATGGCGTAACACCAGGTGATGATGTGAAACGCCAGCAACTGGATGGAGGACGTGGACGCTATTACATCGATGTAAAACGTAATAGCCACATTGTCGAT